TCTTTGCAAACTACAGATACGCGCAGTTCCTCCGGGACACGGGCAGGCCCCACCCGGAGATCGAAGGGGAGAAGTTCTTCCCCGCCCCCCTCTCTCGCTCCATTGAGTATGCCAGACTCAAAGATGAGTGGGACAAACCGTTCTTTGAGCCCGCTGCGCCGGAACGCGACCTGCTGTGTCGCGGCGCTAAGGTTCTTGATCGATTCTTAGGCCACAACCTTCCTCGTCGCGGTAGACTCCTAACGCATCAGGAGACCGTCGATAACGTTCTCTCGCGCGAGGTCAAAGACGGGTTCGCTGGCTTCCCCTTCGCGTGCACTAAGGCGGAGGCTCTGGCTGACCCCAAGGTCGTTGAAGCTTGGGTCGACTGGGATTCGCGGTTGGACAACGACGTGCTGTTCGCTGCGTCGCTTAAGCGTGAAATGCTGAAGCAGTCCAAAGTTGAGAACAACGCTACTCGCTTGTTCTTCTGCGGTCCCCTGTTCTTTTATCTGTCCTGCGTTCGTAGGCTCGGCGACCTTTTCGACATGATCTCCCAGCTTCCCGGCATAGACATCTCGACTTCCTTCGAGTATGGTGGTTGGGACCGCATGCTACGCTCCATGAAGCGGAGGTTCAAGTGGATGGGCGATTTCAGGCAGATGGACGCCCATCTCTACCCGTTCATTGTTCGCCTCATTCAGGACACCCTTCTCCCGTTTTGTGACGCCGATGCCACCGAAGTGTTTAAGTTGTTTACTATCGCCCTCGAGTCAATGATCCTCATGACCGATGGCCAGGTTTTCCAGAAGTTTTCTGGGAACCCTTCTGGTTGGCTTGGGACGATCGTTCTCAACACGCTTTGTCTATACGTGCTCGTTTGTTGCTGGCTCCTTGATGCAGGTCAGTCCGAGGAGTTGGTCTACGACACGGTTAAGCACTTGATTGGAGACGACTCTGTCGTTGACACAGATTGTGAGACGTCCCCTTTCGAGGTGTGGACTCGACTCGGCATGGACGTAAAAATCGCCGAAGTCGTCACAGACATTGCTCAAGTTGAGTATTGTGGAGCCACTTCAGTTATGATGGCGGGCAAGTTCGTTCGTAACCCCCGTTGTCGTAAGTTCCTAGACTCGCTCCACTGGTCCTCCTCACACGGCTTCATGGAGGAGTATGCTCGCGCCATCGGTATCCTCAAGGAAGTTTACCCCATCCCTCCGTTGCGCGAACATCTCCTGGCCTACTGTATGTACCTGCACTCTACCGACCGGTCGCACCGCGCGCATGTTCCGCCACCTCATCGATGGTGGGTGCACTTGCACACCGGGCTCGAGGGGGGTTTTCCTAGGTACGACCCCCACATGATGCATGGATCAAAGGGTAAGGGCTCTACCCAAAAGAAGAGCGCCAAAATGAGCTCCAAGAAGCAGTCTAAGACCGGCCAGCCCAAGACCGGCAACCTTAAGGGTCGCAGCAACAACCCCACCGGCGCTGCGATCGCCTACTCCATGCCCACCAAGGCGAGTCGCCCTGGCAAGATCAAAGGCACGACCAAGAGTCTTGAGATCACTGCCGAGTTTCTCATCGGCCAGATCGCCGGCACTTACACCGCCGGTCAGACGATTTTCGACTTGCCGATCAATCCCGGTATTATCGACCCTGGCCCCCTGGTCCCCTACGGCCAAGTCTGGGACAAGTTTGTCGTCCAGCAGGCTGAGTTCGAGTACCGCCCTCTGTGCGGCACTACTACGACAGGAGGCTATTTGATGTGGTGTGAATCGAAC